CACCAGCGAGTAAAGTCTTAACCCATACACCGCCGAAGAAAAAATGAAAGCTGTCCAGAAAAGCCTCAAGGATTGGAGCGACCAAGATTGGAGAACTAAAAGTGGTAAAAAATCTTCTGAAACAGGTGAAAGATACCTTCCAGCGGCTGCGATTAAAAGTCTCACAGATGCTGAGTACGCTGCGACAACGAGGGCAAAACGCGCTGGCATGGCTAAAGGGAAACAATTCGTAGCGCAGCCTAAAAAGATAGCGGCAAAGACTAAAGGCTACAGATGAAAACCCCAGCTTGGCAGCGCAAGGAAGGACAGAACCCCAAGGGCGGTTTAAATGCTGCTGGACGGGCGAGTCTGAAAGCTGCTGGGCAAGACATCAAAGCACCTGTAAAATCGGGCGATAACCCGCGCAGGGCTAGCTTTTTGGCAAGGATGGCTGGCAATGACGGCCCAGAGTACAAAGCCGGCAAGCCCACTCGATTGTTGTTAAGTTTGAAGGCGTGGGGGGCGTCATCAAAATCAGATGCCAAAGCAAAGGCCAAAGCAATTTCAGCAAGGAACAAGAAATGAGAGCTTTGTCGGTTGGCGCAAACCTTACAGCAAACACGCTGACGACCCTCTACACAGTGCCAAAGGGCTACTATGCAAGGGTTGTATTGCTTCGTGCTGCCAACGCTAGTTCATCCAACAAGCACATTACATTTGATTGGGTGGACACTTCTGCAACTCTTACCTATTCACTTGTTTATCAGACAGCAGTAACCTCCAAAACCACGCAAGATTGGGGTGGTGTGTCGTATTTTGTGATGGAAGAAGGCGACATCTTAAAAGTCACATCTGAAGCAGCATCTACTTTTGCAGTCGCCATTACAGTTGAAGAAGAAGGGTTGACCAGAACATGACTTATCTAGAACTTATCAACGATGTGCTGATTCGGTTGCGTGAACCCACTGTTACATCTAACGCCCAGAACGCTTACTCCACACTTATCGGAAGGTTTGTCAACGATGCCAAACGTCAGGTTGAGGATTCTTTTGGCTGGAACGTGCTTGGTCAGACAGTCACCATCACAACTGTGGCCGCGACTTTTAGTTATTCAATGACGGGTGCAGGGCAGAAGTTTGAAGTATTAGACGCAATCAACACCACATCAAACATTGGCCTGAAAAACATCAGTTTTGTGGAGATGAACCGCTATCAGAACCTAGTGCCTACTACAAATGGGATTCCCCAGTACTATTCTTTTAATGGAGTAGATGCTAGTGGTGACACCAAGGTGCTTCTATATCCTCGCCCTGATGGGGTCTACAGCATTCCGTTTTCAGTGGTAGTTCCCCAAGCTATATTAGCCGCTGATGCTACGGTTGTGCTTGTTCCTGATTTTATAGTTGTGCAAAACGCTTACGCACGGGCGTTGGTGGAGCGTGGTGAAGATGGTGGTCTTAACTCATCTGAGGCGTTTCAGCTTTACAGACAGATGCTGGCCGACTCAATCGCGCTGGAAGGTACTCGCTTTCCTGAACAGCAAGAGTTTGTGGCAATATGAGCAAGCAACTGAACATTAGCAGTGTTTCGGCTCCAGGCTTTCTGGGGTTGAATACACAAGACCCATCGCTAGAAATATCGAATGGGTTTGCTGGCATTGCTACCAATTGCGTCATCGACAAGTTTGGTCGGGTCGGCGCACGGCAGGGTTACGTCAAAGTTAACACCAGCAGCGGCACATTAGGCGCAAATATCGTCACAGTCATCCATGAGTTAATTCAGGCTGATGGTACGTTAACGGTGCTGTTTTTTGGCAATGGCAGACTTTACAAGCTCAGTACATCGGTTGCTGGTTTAACAGCCGAATACAACATTGCTGAATACGGTTCAAACGCTGCTGTTATTGCTGAGTACACGGCAGGCGTGGCAAACGTGGGTAACTTGTTTGAGTTGACCTACGGCGGCCCTGGCACTGCACCTGTGTTTACGGCAGGAAACTGGCAAGCCGCCAGTCTAAGCGGGGTTGCTTACTTTTTCCAAACAGGCAATGACCCCATTATTTATGACCCAGCGGTGTCTACAACTACCTATCGTAGAGTTTCTGAAAAGTCCGGCTATGTTGGCACTGTGCCAAAAGCCAATGTCGCCATCTCTGCCTTTGGCCGCATCTGGGCAGCCAATACGCAAACCGATAACGCGACTGTATTTTTTAGCGACTTGTTATCAGGTCATGTCTGGTCAACAGGCACATCAGGATCGTTAGATGTCTCACGGGTCTGGTCAAACGGATCAGATGAGATCACGGGTCTTGCAGCGCACAATGGATTTTTGTTCATTTTCGGCAAGCGTCAGATTCTGATTTACGCCAATGCCACTACTCCTTCAACCATGAGCTTGAGTGACACTGTGTCAAGTCTTGGTTGCATTGCGCGGGACAGCATTCAGAACACAGGCAAAGATGTGGTGTTCTTGAGCAACAGTGGCTTGAGGTCTGTGCTGCGTACAGTGCAAGAGAAGTCATCCCCACTGGGCGATCTGTCTAAAAACATACGCAATGACTTTCAGCAAGTGGTGGCAAGCGAGTCGCTGTCTGAAATCACTTCGGTTTATTCTGAAAAAGATGGGTTCTACTTACTCTCATGCCCATCATCAGATAAAGTGTTTTGCTTTGACACCAAGACGGTTTTGGAAGACGGGTCGTACAGGGCAACAATTTGGGACAGCCTGTTGCCAACTAGCTTTTGCTCACGCAGAAATGGTGACTTGCTGATTGGTCAAGAAGGCTTTGTAACTAAGTACTCAGGCTATCAGGACGATACCAGTTCGTACCGCATGGAGTACTACACAAACAACGCAGACATTGGTAAAGACGGCCTGACTTCTATCATCAAAAAGATCAAGATAACGGTAGTCGGGGGTAGCAATCAGCCCGTGTCGGTCTTTTGGGCGTATGACTTTACAGCCAGCTACCAATCAGAAACGGTGGCGATACCAGCGCAATCTGTCTCTGAATATGGAATTGCAGAATATGGCGCAAACGCAACTGTAGTAGCACAATACGCTACTGGCATAACTTTGCAAGAATTGACTGCATACGGCAACGGAGCGGGTAAAATTGTGCAAACGGGGTTTGAGGTTGATATAAATGGCTTCCCCATTAGCTTTCAGAAGATAGAAATTCAAGCCAAAACAGGCAAACTTAATTAAAGGACTACCATGAGCAATTACACCAAAACAGTTAACTTTGCAACTAAAGACGCGCTGACCACTGGCGATGCTAACAAGATTGTCAAAGGCACTGAGATTGACACCGAGTACAACAACATTTCCACAGCAATTGCAACTAAAGCGGATTTGGTCAGCCCTTCTTTGGTGACGCCTGCTTTGGGAACTCCAACTGCTGGTGTTGTGACTAACTTGACTGGTACGGCCTCAATCAACATCAATGGCACTGTTGGCGCAACGACAGCTAACACAGGCGTGTTTACGACAACGACTGCTACTACCGCAACTGCCTCCTTCGCTTGTCGGATAAACGCAAATGCTGCTGTTACTTCACTTGGAGAAAGGCTGACAATACTTTTTGACCCTGCTACCGACCAAGGGATAACACTTAAATCAACTACGACAACTTTTACTGGCAATCCAATTGTTTTTATTAATTCTTCTAACGCCGTTTCTGGGTCTATTTATCAGCAGACAAGTTCTATTGCATACCTGACTACGTCAGATTACCGCGCAAAAAACACAATTACACCAATGACGGGTGCGCTTTCTAAGGTGAGTTTACTTAAACCCTGCACATACAAGTGGAACGCTGACGGCTCAGACAGTCAAGGCTTTATCGCGCACGAATTGCAAGAGGTAATTAAAGAGTGCGTTGTTGGTGAGAAAGACGCAACCAATGCAGATGGATCACCAAAGTTTCAAGGTGTTGACACCAGCTTTTTGGTTGCCACACTAACAGCAGCAATTCAGGAACTTAAAGCACTGGTTGATGCACAAGCAGCACGGATTACCGCACTAGAGACACCATGATTACGCATCACTTTAGCGATGGGTTGTATGTTAAATGAAAGTTCCGGTGGCGGTCTGTGATGACTACACCTTGTTTTTTGAAAATTATAAAGGGCTTTGTTTTATACATTGCGATTGTGTGCGGTGGACAAACTCTGTAAGAAAGCGAATGCTGGATGATCTAATTAGCCTTCAAAAACAAGATTTGTACGCAATCCATGAGGTTTGCGACATAAAGCACGCTAAGTTTCTTGATCTGTTTGGGTTTAAGTTTTTAGAAGATTTTGTGTGCCTTGATGGGCTGCACAGACAGTTATACATTAGGAGAACATGATGGGTATAGAAGCCGCGTTACTTGGGCCATTAATTTCGGCCGGTGGATCAGTAATTGGTGGACTTTTACAAGGTGATTCCGCTTCAGATGCAGCGTACACACAAGCGGGAGCGCAAGCTGAGGCCGCACGAATTGCGGCTGATGAAGCACGTTTCCGTCCTATCGGCATCACAACGCGTTTTGGTCGGTCTAACTTTCAGTATGGTATTCCTGGTTTGCCAGCACCTGTTGCAACTGACTTTTCAACGCCTGAAGAATTTGCGGAAGCACAGAGCAATTATAAAACGCGATTACAAAGAGAAGGCCGTGTTATTGGCGCTGGCTACACGCTAGACCCTGAGCTAAAAGCCTACCAAGACCGATTCTTAGGTTTGGCTGGCGGCGGGTTGACGCAAGCAGAGCAAGCCCAAAAGCAGTTTGCTCCGTTGCAACAAGGCGCTCAAGGTCTTTTTGGCCTTGGTCAGCAGTACTTAGCTCAATCACCTCAACAAGCCGCCCAGCAGTACATTTCAGGGCAGCAGAATTTGTTAGCCCCTAGCCGTGAGCGCCAACTAGCTGGCTTACGAACTAATTTGTTTAACACTGGACGGGGTGGTTTAGCTGTTGGTGCGACTGGCACACGCCCAGACGGTAGTGCTGGCCTTAGCGCAGCTAGTCCAGAGTTGGAAGCGTATTACAACGCCATTGCCCAACAAGATGCACAACTGGCCGCGCAAGCTACGCAAGGCGGCATGGATCAGGCTCGTTTTGGTGCTGGCTTACTTGGCACTGCTGGCAACTTACTTACGCAAGGCTACGGCGGTCAGGCGGCAGCACTTGACCCATACCGCGCATATTTGCAAGGCGCTACTGGCCTTGAGACGCTTGGTCAAG